AAGGAAGATACAAACGATCCTGTATTGACAGTCAAGACATACAAAAGCAACACCTACGCACATGAAGTAATCATAAAGGGCAACAGTAGGGTGGTGTATAGTGCCGATAAACCGCTGTCGTGTGGTGCAAGGGTATGGATCGAAACAGAAGCCGAAGTTGAGGTTGTGAAATAACTAAAGGAGAACAAGATGAACTTTGATCAATGGTGGAACGAAGACTATGACGACAAAGGCAACCCGTTTGAGCGAGATTCTTTTGGTTACTGGGCATATGCAGGTTGGTGTGCTGCACTAACACAGACTGAAAAAGAACCTATAGGTTTTATGGATTTTGGAGACCCAAAGAATTGGAAAGAGTTTAAAAACAATACGTGGAAGAAAAACTAAAGGAGAAAAGCACATGAGCGCAAATGATATACAAGTAGGTGGTGAGCACTATAAGATGGACATAGAGCCTTGGGATGCCATACGATCTTGGGATCTAGGCTACTTTGATGGTACTGCTGTCAAGTACTTAGCTCGCTGGAAGAAGAAGAATGGTGTCCAAGACTTACAGAAGGCTAAACACTTTATTGAGAAGCTTATAGAAGTTCAGACTGGTGAAGTTAAACAAGAAGAGCCTATTAATAGTGCATCATATCTCCAAGGACTAAGTGATGGAGAAAACTGTGTATATGATTCACTTATTGATTACTTTGAAGCGTTACATAAAATAGACAGTAAAGACCATAATCACTGGGAAACTGTTTGTATGATTCTACGTTCTAATAAAAGGCAACTAAAATGACTATCATAACCAACATGATTAAATGTACCAAGTGTAATGATGTCATTGAGTCTAAGAACCGTCATGACTTTGTATGGTGTTCTTGTAAGTCCGTAGCTGTTGATGGTGGTACAGCGTACCTAAGACGCTTAGGAGACCCAGGTAGCTTCATTGATTTAAGTAAAGTGATTCACCATGATGATACTTAACATTAATACTGAATTGGAAGTAGGAGAGGTATTAGACCAGTTAGTCGCTTGTTCGTTAAGAGATACTTTAAAAGTCTTTGAGCAGCCTAACAAGTCTATACCTCACTTCTCTAATGATGCAGCAAAAGAAGCTAAGAAGGTTGAGAGAATCATTAAAGCTCTTAAACTTGTAATCAAACTATATGGGACACCAGAGAGCAATGACAACACCTAATGTAAAACTGATATGGGCTACCCCAGATGCTGAGAACCTGATTGCTTTTATGGCTCGTGTTAGTAATCCTAACAACCAAGACAATCCAGAGACCGCCCCCAAGCTGCTTAAGTATCTCATGAAGCATAAGCACTGGAGTCCCTTTGAGATGGTCAATGTGTGCATGGAGATTGAGACTACTCGTGACATTGGTAGACAAATCTTACGTCACCGTAGCTTTAGCTTTCAAGAGTTCTCTCAGCGATATGCAGAGGCTGAAGACTTCTCTATGTCAGAAGCTAGATTGCAAGACACTAAGAACCGTCAGAACTCTATTGAGTTAGACTTCCAAGATAACTCAGATGTTCAGACAGCTTACTTATGGGAGCGTGTACAAGATAAGGTACGTGAAACCTGTGAGTTTAATTATCGCTTTGCTTTAAGTAAAGGTATATCTAAAGAAGTAGCTCGGAAGCTGTTACCTGAAGGGTTGACTATGAGTCGTATGTACATGAATGGTACACTACGTAGCTGGATTCATTATGTTGATATTCGTTGTGATGTAGCAACACAGAAGGAACACCGAGACATAGCTGATCAATGTCGTGTTATACTTAGAGGACTATTTCCAAACATCTTAGGAGCTTAAGTGAACGACTCAACGTACATCAGGAAGGAACCCTGCCCTGCCTGTGGTAGTAAGGATAATCTAGGGCGTTACTCTGATGGACATGGCTTCTGTTTTGGGTGTGGTCATATTGAATCATCAGGGACTATTACAACGCCTAAAACTAATGGAGGTAGTATGTCTAACCTTAAAGAGTACTTAGAAGCTGAGACACATCCTTTAAGAGCTCGTGGTATCTCTGAAGAGACTTGCCAGAAGTTTGGTGTACGTGTGGGTGACTACAAAGGTTCTAATGCTCACTTCTACCCATACTACAAAGATGGTAAGGTGGTAGCTTGTAAAGTTAGACAGAAGGGTAAGGAGTTCTCTATCATTGGTGATGGTGCATCTTTATCACTGTTTGGACAGAACCTATGGTCTAGCGGTAAGAAGATTGTGGTGACTGAGGGTGAGATAGATGCTATGTCAGTCTCACAGATTCAGAATAACAGATGGCCTACTGTCAGTGTACCTAATGGTGCTCAAGGGGCTAAGAGGGCTCTAAGTAAGAACCTAGAGTACTTCAATGGCTTTGATGAAGTCATATTAATGTTTGATATGGATGAAGCAGGTCAGGCAGCAGTTAAAGACTGTGTAGACTTGTTCCAACCTGGTAAGTGTAAGATAGCTACCCTACCCTTGAAAGATGCTAATGAATGCTTAGTGGCTGGGAAGGCTGATGCTGTGATACAAGCTATCTGGAATGCTCAACCATACCGACCAGATGGTATCATTAGTGGTGAAGACTTGTGGGAGCAGTTAAACTCACAGGAAGAGATTGAGTCAGTAGAGTATCCTTGGGCTGGTCTGAATGTTAAGACTTCAGGTCTACGTAAGGGTGAGCTGGTGACCATAACGGCAGGTTCTGGTATTGGTAAGTCTGCTGTTGTAAGAGAGCTTGCCTATCATCTCCTAGGTTCTGGAGAGACGGTAGGAATGCTTATGTTAGAAGAGAACCCCAAGAGGACTGCTTTAGGTCTGATGGGAATACATTTAAATAAACCGATACATCTTCATAAGGAAGAGACAGATGAAAAACTATTTATGGAAGCCTTTCGTGCAACTGTTGGCAGTGGCAGGTGTTACCTTTACGACCATTTTGGCTCTAACACAATTGATAACCTTCTTTCTCGTATCAGGTTCCTCAATCGGGGTTGCGGTTGTCAGTGGATTATGCTTGACCATCTTTCCATTGTTGTTAGTGGCCTTGGTGATGGCGATGAGAGACGTCTAATAGACAATACTATGACCTATCTCAGGACTCTGGTAGAAGAGCTTGGGATAGGCTTGATACTCGTTAGTCATCTTAAGAGACCTGACGGTAACAAAGGTCATGAAGAGGGCGCTGTGACGTCTCTAAGCCAGCTCAGGGGCTCCCATGCCATTGCTCAGCTGTCTGACATAGTCATAGGACTTGAGAGAAACCAACAAGATGCTGAGACGGGTAATGATACTCAAGTTAGAGTATTGAAGAATAGATTTAGTGGTGAGACAGGAGTAGCTTGTACTTTGACATATGACAAGGAAACAGGTAGACTATATGAAAAGATATTTGACTCTAACTTTTAAGGAACTATTATGTTTTCAATTGAATTAAACTTTATTACAGGATTCATGTTAGGTGTTGAGTTCTTAACCAAAGAGCAGACAGATGGTGTAGCTGCTTTTATTATTGACTTAGGTATCGTTCGTATTGGGTTCTACCACGAGGATGAATAATGCTTAAAGTCCTTGACCTCTTTGCTGGTATAGGTGGCTTCACGTTAGGTTTAGAGAGAACAGGTGGATTTGAGACCATTGGGTTCTGTGAGATAGATAAGAAAGCCCAAGCAGTCTTAAAGAAGCATTGGCCTGAAGTGCCTATTTATGATGATGTTACTAAACTAACTAAGGATACTATAGATGGAACAGTTGACGTTATTACTGGAGGATTCCCCTGCCAAGACATTAGCCTCGCAGGGAAAGGAGCAGGGCTTGAAGGAGAACGATCAGGGCTCTGGTGGGAGTTCCACAGGCTCATCAAAGAGCTCCAGCCGAAGTGGGTCATCGCAGAAAACGTTGCAGCCTTACGATCTAGAGGACTGGATCAAGTGCTCAGGTCGCTCTCTGAGATCGGGTATGATGCGGAATGGCACTGTATACCCGCTTCAGCCGTTGGCGCTCCTCACCGCAGGGACAGAGTCTGGATTGTGGCCTACCCCCACAGCA